TATCGATATGCTGCGAATTACAATTCGTGGTTATGCGTCTACAGTATCTCTCACTGGTGGTCGTAAGGTAATCATTCTAGACGAAGCTGATTACCTTACTCCAGAAGCACAGGCTGCATTACGTGGCGCTATTGAAGAGTTTTCACAGAATTTTACTTTCATCTTCACTTTTAACTTTAAGTCTAAGTTGATTGATGCTTTTCATTTTCGTTGTTCTGTGATAGACTTTGTACTGAAGAATGATGAAAAGGCAAAGATGGCCATGCAGCTAATGAAGCGCATGGAAAACATTCTGACTCAAGAAGGCGTAACTTATGATAAGACAGTTCTTGCTAAGATCATTGAGAAGTATTTCCCAGACTATAGACGTACTCTTAATGAGCTTCAGCGTTTCTCTAGCAGTGGTTCTCTTGATGCTGGCATTGTCGCTCAGTTATCCGATGTTAGAAAGATTGCGGAACTTGTTAAACACCTAAAGGACAAGAATTTTGGCGATATGCGAAAGTGGTGTGTAGCCAATTCTGACATTGAACCCGCACGTATCTATCGCAAGGTCTACGATAGTCTGTATGAATACTTCAAGCCTGAGAGTATTCCACAAGCTGTTGTTATTATCTCTAAGTATCAGTATCAGGCTGCGTTTGTTGCAGATCAAGAAATTAATTTGGTTGCATGTCTTACCGAGCTTATGGTAGACTGTGAATATAACTGAGGTATAATATGGAAAAGACAGCAGAAATTATCAATATCAATATGGCCGGCACCAAGGTAAAGTCACTAAAAGCTAGTGCAAAGTCTAGTTCGTACAAAACTGGACTTACCATTAACTGGGACATTCCGCTCTCTATGGAAAAAGCTTCTCCTTTGGAACTTTATGATCTTCTAAACGATGAAGTCATCACTGTTAAGCATGATGCTAGAGAACTGAAGAGATTTGAACCTCTTCCTGACGATATCAAGAAGAAGTATCGTGATAGTGGTTGCACAAGTTTAGAAATGAAATGGATCAAGAGAGACATTATTGATCTAGATGAAATCTATGACGATAACATTGTTCAGCACGCCAGAAAACATGCCATTGATGTTTCACATGTTAAGAGCATTGAAGGCAGTATCATGGCTAATGGTTGGCTCTATGATAAGCAGCCTATTATTCTTTATGAACTTTCTCCTAAGAAGATTGCTGAAATTCGTGCAAAGAATCCCAATTCGAAGGTAAAATATGGAGTCATAACAGGAAATCATAGAATATCTGGAGCGAGAAGTCTCGGACTACTCAACATTCTAGCCGATGTTTATGAGTATAGTAACATTGAAGCAGTGAAGATTTGGGCTAGTCGCCTGAACAAGGATGATGCGCCCAAGAAGCCTTCAGTTATTGATGATATTCTTCACAACTGGGAAGATGCTAAGAAGTCTGGCATTTATACATGCGACGAAGAATCCTTCGATACGTTTATTGATGTTTACGGTTTCGACGGTTTTGATCCTCGCACGATCAAGAGCTTGAAGAAGCAACTTCTTGCTCCAGCTAAGATCAAGAATCCGAGCGGTCGTGGTAATATACTTTCGATTGAATCTGATCCACGTAGAGTTAGACCGAACGATCCTAGAAGCATTCCATTTATCGTAAATAAGTTTGATATTCCATCACCACTTGATAAGTCTTCTTTTGGCTATGTGACAAAAGATGGTCGTTCTGATGGTCTGTGGCGCGATCATCTTTCTAAGATCCCTACGAATCCTAACAACACGATTTATGTCACTTTGTATGTTGAAACAAAGAAAGCGGTGAAGAAGGGTCTGGCAGCAGCTAGACGCGAAGTTGAAAAGGCCTTTAACGATAAGATGAATGAAGTTGCGGAAATGATCTTCATCGTCAATAAGAACCTTAATTCTGATCTTTACAATGATGAGAATAAGAAGTATAATATTGAAAAAATCAAGGCAAATCTTCCTTGGAAGTACAACGGTTTTCTTCCGCAGCTTGTAAATGATGATGGCGATTTTATCGAAACAACTATAGTTGATGCCGACGGAAAAGAGTATAAGAATGCCGTTTACACAAAGGGTAAGCTATACACAAATGCCTGATCTATTCAAAGATATTATACCTTCTATTCAGCAGACTAAGAAGGTAGTTATTACCGCTGAGAACGAACGGGATTATGTCCCGTTCGTCGTTAACCGTTCCATATCCTTTCATCTGGACATGGTGATGGCATCAAATCAGATGAATCTGTACCCATCTACAGACAGTCTTCTTCAATACCACTATTTGCTAAATACAGTAAGAGCCTATAAGCGGCCTTTCCAGAAATGGCAAAAACGTGAGACTTTAGAGAATTTGGATGCAATCAAGGAGTATTATAATTACTCTAACGAAAAGGCCAAAGAAGCCTTATCCATTTTGTCTGGCGCTCAGATCGAAGAGATCAAAAAGAATTTAAATAAAGGTGGTTTGAATGTTAGACATAAGAGAATTAGTGGAGGTGACGCTACCAGATCCGGATAACTTTTTAAAGGTCCGCGAGACCCTATCTCGCATTGGTGTAGCCTCTAAGAAAGATAAGACGCTTTTCCAGTCTTGTCATATCCTACATAAACAGGGCAGATATTATATTGTCCATTTCAAGCAACTCTTTCTATTGGATGGAAAGCAGTCGGACTTCACAGACGATGACAAGGGTCGTCTCAATACTATAGCAAATCTTCTGAGTGAATGGGAATTGATCAGCTTGGTAGATAAGAGCAAGAGTTTAGATCCTATTGCGCCTCTATCTCAGATCAAGATAATTTCTCATAAAGAAAAGAACGAGTGGAACCTTGTAGCTAAATATAACATAGGTAAGAAGCGCAAGGAAGAATAAATAATGGCACAGTTTCGTAAAGATACGCACACATATTTACCACAAGAAACTACAATTTTTGAAGTAGTCATTCTCGCGGATCAATACGGCAATTTGGTTGGTCCTGCCAATCCATCAGGTACCGCAGTAGACGCATTTGTTAGGGCCAGAATTTCTCAGCCCATTACCCTTTTCGATTCATTCCATCGCTATAGAGAAAATGATAAGTGGTGTACAGCGAACTCAGCCACTGGCAGTTCATATTCATATAATGCCAATTCAGCTTCTATATCAATGTCTGTCAACACAGCAAACGGTAACTATGTTTACCGAGAGACTAGCAAAGTCTTTGCATATCAGCCAGGCAAATCCTTACATTTCTTGCAAACATTTGTATATGCTCCTGCCCAGACAGGACTTAGACAAAGAAATGGATATTTCAGCGCAGAGAATGGTGTGTATCTAGAATTAGATGATGATACACTATACTTCGTCATTCGATCTAAGTCATCAGGTACAATCGTTGAGAATCGTATTCCTCAATCTCAGTGGAACATAGATAAACTTGACGGCACTGGTCCGTCCCTGTATACTCTAGATATCACTAAAGCACACATATTCTGGGGAGATATTGAGTGGTTGGGTGTCGGCACAGTCAGATGCGGGTTTGTAATTAATGGACAGTTGATACACTGTCATTCATTTCATCATTCAAACATAATCACATCAACATACATGACCACTGCATGTTTGCCTTTGAGATTTGAAATTCAGAATACATCAGCAGTAGCAAATGCCAGCACAATGCAGGCTATATGTTCTTCTGTTCTCTCAGAGGGTGGATATGAGTTGCGCGGCGATCAGTATTCTATAGGCCATTTACCGAACACTTCTTATGCATTAGCAACTGCCGGTAAATATTATCCTGTAGTAGCAATCAGACTGAGAAGTGACCGAGCAGATGCTATCGTTCTTCCGAAGAATATATGCGTACTTGGTCTAACAGGTAATGGCACAAGAATTGCTTATAAGCTAGTAAGCGATGCTAATGTGACTGGCGGTACATGGGTGAATGCAGATACAGCAAATAGTTCTGTTCAATATAACTTAACAGCAACAAATATGTCGGGCGGCCGCGATTACATAACAATGTATCAGGCGGTAAACAATCAAGGTTCTGTTGCTCAAGGTATTCTTGGCAACGATATATTCAGACACCAGCTTGAGCGCAATTCTTTCACAGGAACAAACACAACAGTAGTTCTTGCCGTAGCCGGTGCTGGTGCAGGAGATACAGTTCTCGGTGCTATTGACTGGGAAGAAATTTCGTAACTTAATGACAACGGAGTATATTATGAATATCGTTGATGAATTTAAAGAGAAAAAATATCTTCACATACAAAATATCTTAACGAAAGATCAGTGCCAAATTCTAGCAGGTCTTCTCAAGAAAGATATCGATCAGAACGGCTGGTTTGACGGCCAATGTTCTAAGAGTAAATCCATAAAAGATAGTCCAGTATTCAATCAGCTTCTAGCTGATCTATTGCCAGCATTTGAAGATGTGACAGGCCTAAAGCTATTGCCGACATACGCATACGCGCGATGGTACGTACCGGGTTAAGAATTGCATCTTCATCTTGATAGACCTGCATGTGAGATTAGCGCAACAGTGACATTGGATTTTGAGGGTGATATTTGGCCAATTTTTGTCGGAAAGAAATCGGCTGAAAAAACTCCAATGGAATATGTTAACGATAAGAATGAAACTCTCTATTGGGAAGAGCTTTCTAAGATTGACATGAACATAGGTGATGCTGTAGTATATCGTGGTACAGAAATGTTTCACTGGAGAGAAAAGTATACAGAAGGAAAATGGCAGGCTCAAGTATTCCTTCACTATGTCGATGCTGATGGCCCATATACAGAATGGATTTACGACAAACAAAAAAGCTTGACTCTCATAGATACAGGAAAAGATGATCTAACTTATTGGCGATATGATGATGTTTTAGCAGAACAAGACTGCGACTTTATCGTTTCGATGTTCTCTAGTTCTGAGGGCGAAGTTGCTTCTATCGGTGGTGAAACTGGCGAAGCACATGTTCAGAAAGAAATTCGAAATGTCAGCAGAGTTGAGTTACCTACATATAAAGGTATAGGCGCTACGTTAACCGCTGTTGGTATAAATGCAAATCAACAGAGATGGAAGTTTAATATTTATGGCTCAAATCAATGTGAGTTCTTAAACTATCCAGCCGGCGGTGGTCGTTACAGAGGACATATTGATACATTTCTTTCAAATGTACCTAAGCATCAAAACGAATGTCGAAAGCTTACAGTTTTAGCATTCTTGAATGACGATTTTAAAGGTGGAAAATTCTGGCTTCAGACAGGAAGCGAAAGATTTTATCCGAAGCAGACTAAAGGTACTGTATTGGTATTTCCTTCTTTCTTGCTTCACGGCGTTGAAGATGTCGAAGAAGGTGAAAGATATACAGTTGTAACTTGGCTTGTTGGCCCTTGGTTTAATTAATGGAGTATGTTATGAACAGATTGAATATTTTTAAGACACATCCCGATATCGTATTGCCTAAGTTTGCAACAAAGCAGGCTGCATGTTTTGATATCTCATTTCAAGCAGAGGGTAAAGCCCTGTATCACGGATACAATATGAACAATGCACCTTTCAATAGACCACTTTCAGATGGTAGTATTCGTATCATGCCTAAAGATCGTATTCTTGTTCCGACTGGATTAATCTTTGACATTCCTCAAGGATACTCTGTCCGAATTCATCCTCGATCAGGTCTATCTTACAATCAGGGTCTTGTTCTAGCCAATCTTGATGCTGTGATTGACTCTGATTATGTGCAAGAAACTTTCATTCTTCTGACAAACAATTCTGAAGTAGATCAGACTATCTATCATGGAGATAGAATTGCTCAGGCCGAGCTAGTTAAGAAAGAAGAATATATACTATGGGAAATATTTGAAGCCCCGACACAAAAGACTGATCGAGACGGTGGTCTAGGATCAACTGGTGTTGGCGTATTGAGTTCCCAAGACGTTAAGCGCGGTAGAGGTAGACCAAAGAAGGTCGCATAATGCCAAACATAGCAAGAAAAGCAGCAAACGATACGGTTGATTGTGTGGATGGTACACCAGGCACACCTTGTGATGTAGGAGTTAGATGTGATGCTCCTTCAATACAAGCTACAGCGGCTGGATCGTCAGATGTTTTTGTTGAGGGCATTGGAGTAGTTCGTATAGGAGATGCTATGCTAGCCCATCCTTACGTACCGTGTGGATGTCCATCTCATGCACCACCTCTTACTGTGGCCTCTGCTTATGTTTACGCAAACGGAATAAGAATAGGTAGAATTGGTGATCTGTACACCGGCGGACACGTAATATCTTCTGGTGCGCCAACCGTATTTGATGGAAGCCCACAGGCTTAAAAAATACTTGACATTTCAGATAAGAAGTGTTATATATACTATCGTGGGATTATGTAATGCTTACGCCCAAACTCTTCGTCTAATGGGAAGAGTTAAAATAAAACAATATACA